CCGACGACGAAACATGGGTCGCCAACCAACCCAACCCCACACTCAACGCCTTCGACCAAGGCGACACACGGGCAACCACCGTCATCGTGGAACCCATCGTGTTTGAGAACTCGTACCGTGACGCTGCACGCATCGCAGAAAACGGCATCACCCAAACACTCACCAGCAAAATGGGCACCGGCGGAGGCAACACACCAATGGTCGCACAAGCCGTCGCGTTCACGACTGAGCAGACACCGAAATACAACGAAGACGTGGCACTTACCTTGACAAAAGGTTCACCGTCAGGTGGAGGACAACCACAAGCCGTTGCCTTCGCCACCAATCAGCGAGCAGAAGTACGAGAACTTGACGACAGGGCAGTTGCACTCAGCGCAGAACCAGGCACCAACCAACAAACCTACGTCGCCTTCCCCATACAAGACGGACGTGAAATGGAAAAGAACCAGAACGGCATCGGCGTAGCAGACGATGGCACACCCTCCTACACCATCGACCAAACCGGGGCACAAGCCGTCGCCTACGGGTTACAAGGCAACATGATTGGCAGACAAGACCACAACGGGCCACAAGGCGCAGGCATCAGCCACCCCAACGACCCGATGTTCAGCCTCACCTCAACAGACCGCCACGCCGTCGCCACCACCATGGCTGTCCGTCGCCTCACCCCACTTGAATGCGAACGGTTGATGGGCTGGCCAGACGGATGGACAGCAACCAAAGCCGACGGCACACCACAATCAGACACCCACCGATACAAACAATGCGGCAACGGCGTAGCCTCACCCGTCGCCCAATGGATAGCCCAACACCTCCAACAACTAGACAAGGACACCAATGCCACGCCGACCCAAACACCCACAACCTAAATACCCGGCACACCAACTCCTCCAACACCACACCACCACCTCAGCACGACAACTCGCCCAACTCTTCCACGTCCACATCAGCACCATCCAACGATGGCGCAACCCACACACCACACTCAACCAATGGGAAGCCGACAACTACGCCATCAAACTCGGCAAACACCCATCAGAAATCTGGAACAACTGGTTCGACATACCCTGCTAACCTCACCCACTAAACAAAGGACACCCGCCATGCTCATCCACGGCAACAACCTCGAAGAACTCCCCAAACTCGCAGACAACTCCATCGACGCCATCATCACCGACCCACCCTACGAACTCGGCTTCATGGGCAAGAGCTGGGACTCCACCGGCATCGCCTACAACACCCAACTCTGGCGTGAATGCCTACGAGTCCTCAAACCAGGCGGACACCTCCTCGCCTTCAGCGGCTCACGCACCTACCACCGCATGGCCGTCGCCATCGAAGACGCAGGCTTCGACATACGAGACCAAATCATGTGGGTCTACGGATCAGGATTCCCCAAATCACTCGACGTCAGCAAAGCCATCGACAAGGCGGCTGGAGAAAAACGAAAGCAAACTATTGAACATGCTGGAACTTCTGGTTCATTGTCTGGACCAAGAATAAATGTGCTCGAAAAAGGTGAAGCTATTACGGACGCTGCCAAGCAGTGGGATGGTTGGGGAACCGCACTCAAACCCGCCCACGAACCCATCGTCCTCGCCCGCAAACCGCTCAACGGCACCGTCGCCAACAACGTCCTCCAACACGGCACCGGCGCACTCAACATCGACGCCTGCCGAGTCGGAACTCAGGGCGGCACAAAAGCAACGGGCAACGACTTGACTATTCGAGTAGGCGACCCGTCGCAGGGATTCCGTCGCAACACCGAGATCACGACACTAAACGCTGGCAGATTCCCTGCAAACTTCATCCACGACGGCTCCGACGAAGTCACCCAGCTCTTCCCCGACAGCAAAAATGGCGCATTTCCAACAAAGCGTGGAAAGAGCGAGATAGGTGCTTTTCGGCAAGCAGGAACAGATAGTGACAGACCAAGTGAACCAAGAAAGATGGGCGACAGCGGTTCCGCTGCCCGATTCTTCTACTGCGCCAAAGCCAACAAACGAGACCGCAACGAAGGACTCGACAACATCACCAACCACCACCCCACCGTCAAACCCACCGAACTCATGCGCTACCTCTGCCGACTCATCACCCCACCCGGCGGCACCATCCTCGACCCATTCACCGGATCAGGCTCAACAGGCAAAGCAGCCATCCTCGAAGGATTCAACTTCATCGGCATAGAACTTGACCCCGACTACATCACCATCGCCCAAGCACGAATCGACCACGCCTACACTCAACGCCACTAACACAAAGGACACCCGCCAATGACAGTTCTTGACGCAGCTCTCGCCTACGCACGGCGAGGCATCCGAGTCATTCCAATCCAACACGCCACCAAAGTTCCGCTGTTGAAAGCGTGGACCACCGAAGCCAGCAACGATGAGCAGGTTGTGCGTGAATGGTTCACCACCACCTACCGAGGCGCAGGAGTCGGCATCGCCACCGGGCGAGCAGCCAACCGACAATTCTTCGTCCTCGACATTGATGACAAGAACGGGAAACGTGGCAGTGACACACTCGCCGATCTTGAAGCAGAACACGGCCAACTCCCCGACACCGTCACCGTCCTCACCCCAACCGGCGGACGCCACCTCTACTTCACCACCACCATCGAAATACGCAACGACGCAGGCAAACGCCTCGGCGAAGGACTCGACATCAGAGGCATCGGCGGCTACGTCGTCGCACCACCCTCCACACACGAAAACGGAGGCCAATACACCTTCGAGCACGGCTACGCCATCACCGACCTCAAACCAGCCGACGCACCAACCTGGCTCATCCACCTCCTCACCATCCAACCCAAAATCGACCGAGCCAAACCAAGAGACCACGACGACTTCCTCAACGACCCCAACCTCCCCAGCTCCCGCTACAACGCCTCCACCGACTGGCACACCCTGCTGACCGCAGACGGCTGGACACACGCCTACCAACACGAAGGAACCGACTACTACATCCGCCCCGGCAAAACCCGAGGCATCTCCGCCAGCGTCAACCACAACGGCAACGACGCACTCATCGTCTTCAGTACCAACGCCCCAGTCCCCGAAGGCGGATACTCACGCTTCGGCTACTACGCCCAAACAAGACATGGTGGCGATTGGAAGAAAGCCACCAACGAATACCTCGGCCGCAACCCCACACCCATCACCTCAACACCCGACGAACTCTTGAATCAGTTAGTGAACTGGTCAGAGTTCTGGAACCAAGACCACACCAGCGAAGACTGGATCGCCTACCCGCTCATCGCACGAGGACGCCAAACCGCCCTCTTCGCCGTCGCCAAAGTCGGCAAATCCTACCTCGCACTCGCCTGCACCGCAGCCCTCGCCACCGGCAAACCCATCTTCGGACGCCCAGCCCAACCACCCGTCCACGTCCTCTACCTCGACTACGAAATGACACCAGGCGACCTCCTCGAACGCCTAGAACGCCTCGGCTACACCGAAGAAGACAACCTCACACACCTCCACTACGCCATCATCCCCAGCCTCCCCGCCCTCAACACCTACGAAGGCGCAGCAGCCGTCATGAAACTCGTGGAGCTGACAGGAGCCCAGGTCGTCGTCATCGACACCACCGGGCGAGCCGTAGAAGGAGAAGAGAACTCAGCAGACACCTACCGAGAGTTCGCACGCACCACAGGCTTGAGCCTCAAGGCCGCAGGCATCGCCATGCTCCGAACCGACCACGCAGGCAAAGACAAAGGCAAATCAGGCCAACGAGGCTCCTCAGCCAAGAACGACGACGTCGACCTCGTCTACCACATGGAACGAGAAGCCCACCACATCAAACTCACCCGACTCTTCTCACGCATCACCTGGGCGCCCAACGAGGTTGAACTCGTGGAGGAGACGCTCGAAGACATCCACCCGATCCGACTCAAAGACTCCAACCCCAACTTCACCGAGAAGCAATACCAACTCGCCTCAGCCATACTCCGACACTTCCCACACATCCGCCCCGGACAACGCCACAAAGCCTCACGAGACTTCAGAAAGCAGGTCCGGCAAGCAGGCATCAAGTACGACACCAACGACCTAAGACCAGCCCTCGACGCCATCCACATGAACCGAACCAGCGACCCGCTCGGGTTCTGAACCACCCACAAGAATCCAGACACGGCATTCAGACACCGTTCTGAACCCGTTGGTGTACAAACAGACACCCGTGTGTGACGTAGTCACACGGTGTCTAGTACCGCGTCTGGACCCTCTACTACCATTCAAGACCTCATGCCCATTCAACGCCCATGCCTCACCTGCCGACGACTCACCACCCAACCCACCCGCTGCCCAACCTGCGAAGGCAAACGCCAAGCCATCCGCAACGCCTCACGACCCCACTACCGAGGCGACTACCCAGAACGAGCCAGACTCGTGAGAGAGACCGCCACCTTCTGCCACCTCTGCGGGCAAGGCGCACGCCCCGACGACCCGTGGACAGCCGATCACGTCTTCGGCCCTGAGTCAGACGTCCTCGCAGCCGCCCATCGAAGCTGCAACTCGTCACGAGGCGCACGAGACCAACGAGGCTGACCCCACCCCGGCATCAACCGGGGTGGCCTCAAATCTGGGCGGGGGTGGCTGGAAATGA